GTACACTAATAAAAAGGAGAGTTGACCTTGGCAAGAAAAAGAAAAGCCCCAGCAAGAAAAAAAGCACCCGCTCGAAAAAGAAAACCTCTAAGCGCCGCTACTAAAGCCACTCTTAGACGTAAAGCTGCAAAAAAGAAAACCATTACTTATGGTACTTTAGCAAAAGTATACCGAAGAGGCCAAGGCGCGTTCTTAACAGCAGGTTCAAGACCTGGAGTCGGAATGTCGCAGTGGGCCATGGGAAGAGTTAACTCATATTTACGAGGCTCTCGTAAACATGACACCGACCTTCGTAGGAAAAAGAAAAAATGAGATATAAAACCAAACAAGCAGCTAGAAAAGCAGCAAAGCGTATAGGGCTAAAAGGCATTCATTCTCATGGTAAAGGCAAAAACAAAGTCTACATGGCAGGAAGTACTCATGCAGCTTTTGAAAGGGCCAAGAAGCGGAAGAAAAAATGACAGAAGAAACAAAAAATAAAGTATTTCATCCAGCCGATACTAACGGTGATGGAGAAGTAAGTACACAAGAAGAACAAATGTACCTTGAGTTTAAACGAAAAGAACTTGAAGATCAAGACGCTATGCGAGATGCACAGAGAAACATGACCTGGTTTGCACTAGGTGGTTTGTTGCTCTATCCCTTCGCTGTAGTACTGGCATCATTAGCAGGTTTGGATCAAGCTCAAGCTACATTAGGTGATATGGCACCAACCTACTTTGTTGCTGTTGCTGGTATCGTTGCAGCATTCTTTGGTTCTCAAGCAATAAGTTCTAGAAAAAAATAAATATAGGTAAATAGTAATGGCAGTTGAAGTAAGTAGAAAAGATATAATTACAACTGAGATAGTAGAGGTACAGTCTCCCGATAAATTCCTAAAGCTGCCTTCACAGCCGTATTTAGATATGCTAAATATAGAACCTTTAGAATCGCAGATAGCTATGCTCAATGCTGTAAACAATCCTAAGTATAGATTCATAGTAGCAGCACTATCTCGTAGGCAAGGTAAGACTTATATTGCAAATATTATCGGTCAGTTAGTTACTCTTGTTCCTAATTGTAATGTACTTATTATGTCCCCCAACTACTCCCTTTCGCAAATCTCTTTTGATTTGCAGAGAGGCCTGATAAAGCACTTTGATTTAGAGGTTACAAAAGATAATGCAAAAGATAAAGTTATTACTCTTTCTAATGGGTCTAATGTTCGCATGGGCTCTGTCAACCAGGTCGACTCCTGTGTTGGTAGAAGCTACGACCTCATTATATTTGATGAAGCAGCCCTATCAGATGGAAGAGATGCGTTTAACGTAGCATTACGACCTACTCTAGACAAGCCTAACTCAAAGGCTATATTTGTTTCCACTCCTCGGGGTAGAAACAACTGGTTCTCCGAGTTTTTCTATAGAGGCTTTAGTGATGAGTTTCCTGAGTGGTGCTCTATTCGTGCAACGTACAAAGATAATCCTCGTATGTCAGAGACTGATGTACTAGAAGCTCGTAAGTCTATGTCAGAAGCAGAATTTAAGCAAGAGTACGAGGCCGATTTTAATACTTATGAGGGACAAATCTGGAACTTCAACTTCGAAACTCAGGTACAGGACTATAGTAGATTTGAGCCTAAAAAGATGGATATTTTTGCAGGGCTTGACGTAGGCTATAGAGACCCTACTGCATTTTGTGTAATTGCATATGACTGGGAAAACGAGTCCTACCATTTATTAGATGAGTACTTTGACTCGGAACGAACAACAGAGCAACACGCAATAGAAATACAAAGACTAATAGATAAATGGGATATAGATTTTATCTATATAGATTCTGCAGCTGCTCAGACACGTTTTGATTTTGCTCAAAACTATGATATTAGTACTATAAACGCCAAAAAATCAGTACTTGATGGTATAGCTCACGTAGCAGGAATAGTAGATAATGACACTTTATTTGTTCATCAAGAGTGCAAAGAGACTTTAGGATGTTTAGATGCATATCAATGGGATACAAACCCTAATCTTGCTAGAGAAAAGCCAAAACACAATATGGCATCGCACATGGCGGATGCTTTAAGATACGCACTATATTCATTTCAAACCGGTGGTGGCACATTCTAGTGCAGGTAAGAAAAATAGTGTTTGACAATAAACCTGAAACTAGTTATAATTTTGGATAAGAAAATGGAACTGAAAAGAGATTTAGTAAAATACATTCGAGATAAGGCGAAGTCAAAATACAAAAAAGGATGTGAGTGCGAGATTTGCGGTGATACTGTAAAACTTGACTTTCACCACTATAATAGCCTAACTCGACTACTTGACAAATGGGTCAAGGAAAATAATGTAGAGCGTTATCTAGTACTAGAATGGCGCGAAGAGTTTATTGATGAACATGACGCAGAGTTGTATGAGTATACCGCCACGTTATGTCACAAGCACCATCTACAACTACACTCTATTTATGGTAAAGACCCACTATTAAGCACTGCTAAAAAGCAAGAGCGCTGGGTAAAAATTCAAAGAGAAAAACATGGCTTGGTATAATAAAATCTTAGGAGGTTCTCAAGAGGATAAAGCTGAAAAGCTAAATCCTGCCCAAACCTACATAGGCAATGAAAAAGCTAGCTCTAGAGAAGACAGCTGGAGCTACGAAAGGTACTACGAAGAGCTAGAGATTGTAAACCGTGGAGTAAATATGCTGGTAGATGATGTAGCAAGCATCCCTACTATAGTACAACGAGGTTACAAGACCCCTGGCGTAGTAAAAGGAGTAAAAAGATCTAAAGTAGATACTCTACTTAATCAAGAGCCTAACCCTTATCAGGATATTAGCTCCTTTAGAAGGAACTTAATAACTGACCTACTTTTAGATGGTAATATGTTTATCTACTTTGATGGTGTTCACTTATACCATCTTCCTGCAGATAAAGTAACTATACATGCCGACTCTTCTACTTATGTAGAAAAGTACACCTACCAAGACCTTGACTACTATCCTTCGGAAATTATTCACGTTAAAGAAAACTCTTTTCATTCAATATATAGAGGAGTTTCTAGATTAAAGCCTGCAGTACGTACTATGAGGCTTATATACTCAATGAGAAATTTTCAAGATAACTTTTTTAAAAATGGAGCAGTTCCAGGTTTAGTACTTAAATCTCCTAATACTCTTTCAGAAAAGATTAAAGAGCGTATGATGGTCTCTTGGCAGTCCCGATACCGACCAGACTCGGGAGGCAGACGCCCTCTCATTCTAGATGGTGGTTTAGAGGTAGATAGTTTAACAGAGGCAAACTTCAAGGATCTAGATTTTCAAAATTCAATTATAGAGAACGAAAAGGTTATTTTAAAAAGCCTAGGTATTCCACCGATTCTATTAGATTCGGGAAATAATGCAAATCTAAGACCAAATATGAGACTGTACTACTTAGAGACGATACTTCCTATAGTACATAAAATAAACTTTGCTACAGAAAGATACTTTGGGTTCGGAATAAAAGAAGATATTACAGATATACCTGCTCTTCAGCCAGAGCTAAGAGATCAATCAGCTTATTATACCTCTTTAGTAAATGGAGGCATCATTACAGCAGCCGAAGCTAGAGAGCGTTTAGGCTTCGAACTTATCGATAATACACAAGAGATTAGAGTCCCTGCAAATATAGCGGGTTCAGCTTCTAATCCAGATCAAGGCGGTAGACCCGCAGAAGAGGAAGAAGAATGATTACACCTACTAAAAAACGTTTAGTTTGCGAAGAGTTGGCTATGTTATTTGCGGAACATGGACACAAAAATATTCCGGACATAAAAACCTTACTTACATATAGTCCAGTATACATGAGCACTCTTAGAGAGTTTAAGGCTATTTTTAAAGGTAATTGGGGTTCTATGTTAACCACTCTTGAAAAGACTCACCCTGACTTAATGAATTTAGCAAAAGATAAAGTAGTTAAAGTTACCCCTGCTGCAAAGCCAAAAGCTACAGCTAAGCCTGCTGCAAAGCCAGCAGTTAAAAAAGAGAAGTAATATGGATAAAATCTTACATGTAGCCTCTATGTTCAAGTCTCATGAGAATGAAGACGGTAGCGTAATGATACGAGGTATGGCAAGTACCAATCACTCTGACCGAGCGGGGGATGTAATCTCTAAAGAAGCTTGGGAGAAAGGTGGTTTAGATAATTTTAAAAATAACCCTGTAATTTTATTTAATCACGACTACGATAAACCAATTGGTCGTGCCACAGGCGTTAAAGTAACAGAAAATGGACTAGAGTTAGAAGCAAAGATTAGTAAATCTGCTCCTGCTGCAGTCTGCGAACTAGTTAAAGACGGTGTTCTTGGAGCCTTTTCCGTTGGTTTCAAAGTCAAGGATGCTGATTATATAAAAGAAACTGACGGATTAATGATTAAGGATGCTGAGTTGTTTGAAGTATCGGTTGTATCGGTACCATGCAATCAAGCAGCTACTTTTTCTCTCGCGAAATCATTTGACTCTCAAGAAGAGTACAATGAGTTCAAGAAAACTT